TTAGTACACAAGTTTTTCTAATTTTTGCTCTAACTCTCTGTCCATTTTCTCTGTTACATGTGTATACACCTTTATAGTCGTTTTTTCATCTGTATGTCCTACTCTTTTCATAATTGCTTTTAACGATATATTCATTTCCGCCAATAAACTTATGTGTGTATGCCTTAGTGTGTGAGTAGTAACTTTTTTATTTATATTTAATGATTCTGCAGCTGAGGACAATCGTTTGTTTATCCTACTGCCTTGCATAGGATTTCCTTGGCAAGTTGTGAATATAAACCCTCTATCAACATAGCTTGGTTCCCATTGTTGCATCTTTTTATTTTCTAACATTATTTTTTTCAATACATTTGCTATCCTTGAATTGATGGCGATTTTTCTTTTTGAACCTGCGGTCTTCGTAGTATCTTTGTGACCAAATCCAGCATTACATTTGATTCTGTGAATAGTGCCATTAATATCGATCGTTTTATTTTTGAGGTCAACATCTTTAACTTGGAGAGCTAATAACTCACCTATGCGCATACCTGTTAAAGCTTGAACTTCTACAGCCCCAGCAACTAAAATACGAGCTCTATACTGCATGTTATTATCGTTCAGTATAAAATCGCGTATCTGTATTACCTGTTCCATCTCTAAATAGTTGTACATTTTCGCTTCTTCTTTTTCTATATCTTCTATCGTCTTACTCTTCTTTGGTAGTGTGACGCTATTTAATATGTGTTCGTTTGGATAATTGTAAAATTTAACGGCGTATTTAATAGCTTCTTTCATATGTCCAAGTTGACGCTTTACCTGATTTGCAGAATATACGTTTGATAATTCGTTAATAAATGTTTGCATGTACTTTGTATCAATTTTGTTTAAAAGTAAATTTTGAGAACTGTTCTTTTTGATGTTTTTGATTCTTGTTTTCAAATTATCAAGCGTCGTTACTTTAAAGCCAGATGTTTTTATATGATATTCAAGCCATTCATCTAATAACGCGTGAAAAGTCAAAGTTTTTAATTCGCTTGACGACTTGTTGTTTAGTTTTTCTTTTATTTTTTCTTCTAAACGAAACATTGCCTCTTTTTGCGATTGCTTTGTATTCTTATTCAAGACAACACTTACACGTTTCCATTTATCTGTATACGGATCTTTGTATTTCTCGTAGTATCTATACTTCGTTTCATTGTTCTTATTTTTAAATTTTTCAAACCACATTTTACATCCCTCCTCAAAATTGGCAAAAAATAATAAGGGTAGGCGGGCTACCCGATATTTAGTACTAGGTACTAAATGTGATATAATAAAATAAAAAGTAGGTGATATTTTGCAAATTTTACTATTGATAATTACAACTGGGATACCAGGATTTTATACTTACTATGCTCTATCCAATAAGAATTTGGTGTATTTCGATAGTGATAATAAGAAAGTTATTCTCGCTTTCTTTTCTGTAGTTTCTGTTTTTATTTTTTTATTAACTCTTAGTCTGTTTTCAGGACAAAACAACGTAAATCAGCTATTTCAAAAATTAACTTTTACAAAAACATTGTCTGCACTAATAGTAAGTATATTAATAATCATCATATTAACAGAATTCGTGTATACAAAAATTATAGAAATATACAATATTTTTAGTAATCATAACCGTAAAAGTAATAATTTTAAAAAAGTTGAAACGCTACCTGTACATCTATTAAAGTATGAAGATAATAAATATAAAATGTTCATAACTGTAAAAGATTTCGAAGGTAACATAATTGAAAAAGGATTCCTTGATAACTATTCAAGAAAACACAATCGAAATATATTACTTGATACTAGATTTAATGCTAATTACGAAGACTTCAAAACATTGTCTGAATACAATGATTCATATTTAGATTTTGAAAACAAAGTTAAATTAGAATATCTATATATCGATAAGAAAAAATTAATTATTTCTTCTTAGGTTCTTGGATTAAACTTTCAACTTGACCGCTAGTTAATTTTTGATCGCTTCCGGACTCGCCATTTCTAATTTCTCCTTTATTCTCGCTCACGTTCTCACCACCATTCAACGTCTACACTAGTAGGCGTTTTTTGATTTTTTTTAATCCTTTTTCTCGTCACGCTATATAGGTACTTTTAATCGTAATTAAAGCCAAGTTTATTTAAAATCTCTAAATAATCTGACGACTTTGCCCGTAATGTTTACGTCATTTATTTTTGACATTGGGTAGCTTCTATCTTTAATGGTAACGTAATTAGATAATCGCTTTAGGGTAAATGTGTCATCTGAGTTAAATATAATTTCACAAAAATATTCATCAGTCGCAGTTCCGTTTTCAGGACAGTAAACAGTAATTATATCTCTGTCAAAGATAAAGTCCATTACATCATCATCCTGATCTAAAATGTAGCAAACAGTCATATCTTCATTTTCAACTCTTCTTGCGCTATTTATAGTAGTTATTGGTTGTGCAACTAATTTGCCTTTTGCCTCTGTGTATCTTTTTGGAAATTCCACATAATTCATTAAATCGATTGTTTTATTTGTTTCCATATTAGCTCTTCTTTCTTATATTGTTTTATTAGTTAATATTGGCTCCTGGTACTGCGCTAGCACCAGCTCTTGCTTCCTCTTCTTTTCCTTTTTTGTACTCTTCAAAAGCTTTAGCCTGTTCATCTTTAGTCCAGCCAGGCGAAACGACATACTCATCATTTAAATTAGTATTTTGTGAATCGTTTTCATTTATATTTGCAGGAGTATTATTAGATGGATCTGAATTATTATTAAGTTGATTGTTTTGTGATTGGTTTTGATTGGTTGAATTATTTTGTATGCTATTATTAGGTGGATTTTTATCTTCAACTTTTTTCATTTTTTCTTGTTGCGTTTTTGGTTTGCTATCTTTGTGTTTTTGTGTTTGTGACTTTTTATTTTCTTCTTTTTTTTGGTTTTTCTTTTTCACCACAAGCTGTTAAAGCTAATGTACTTACTAGTAGCAGTCCGATTACTTTTTTCATATGTATCTCTCCTTTGTTTATATTTCCTTATATTTAAAAACTCTCAACGGCTCAAACGTAATAGAATACTCGCCATAGTGAGTTCCAATACCATATATCTTTTTATATTGTTCTATAGCTTCTAGTATGTATGATTCACTCAACTGCAGATACTCTGACAACTCGTACAAATTACGAACACCGTAGTTGTGAGCTTCTACAATTTCATGTAGCGGTACAGCTGAAGTAAAACCATGTCTACGTGCATAATTTTCAAATTTTCTATTAATCCATTTTGTTTGGTCTAAAATGTTGCCATACGTCAACTTGTGGTGGGCAAGTTCCTCATATAACACTTCTGCTTTACGTACTTCTGATAAATTACGCCTTATATAAATTTTTCCGTTCATATAGCATCCAGGTTGGAAATTTGGAAGCTGGTCAGTTTCTTCTATCTTTATTTTTTCGTTATTTATGCAAAGTTCTTCGTATAATCCCAATATAAACACCCTTTATTTGTCTCTATTTCTAACCCATTCAATGAATCTATTTACTTCTTCAATCTCTTCTTCAGTTAATCCCTCCTTATCAAAATGAGCAGCAATTGTTTCTTGATGTATATCTTTTTTTGATTCAGTAATTCTTGATTTCGGTACATTGAAGTAATCTGCAAGTTGTTGAATTCTTTTAATTCGTGGATATTTAGTTTGTTGAATCCAATTGGAGACTGTAGGTTGAGAAACTCCAATAGCTTCAGCAAGTTCTCTCTGATCAATATTTTTATCATTCATAAGTTCTTGAAGGTTTTCAGATAAAATTTTTCTGACTTTATTATTCTCCATAGTTGTCTCCTTTAATATTACTTAATGTAATATTAACTTACCATAACCGACATTACTTTACAATACTTTTTATAACTTTTTATGAAGAAATATAACTTTATCTGTTGACAAGTAATACAAAGTAATATAAAGTTATACGTGTGAAAGGGAGGTGGACGACATGCCGGAACAATTATCCGTAAGAAAATGGAGACTTGTAAGGGACTTGAAACAGCAAGAAGTAGCAGATATATTGGGCGTCAATGCAAAGACAGTTGGTCATTGGGAAAAGGATGACACTAATTTAAGTAATGTTACAGTTTACGCTTTAGCAAAGTTATATGATATTGAGGTAGACCAGATAAAGGTCTAAATTTTTTGACCTTCGTATAACTTTTTATAACTTTTAGGTAATGTAACAAATGGACATAAACAACTTAAAAGGAGGAACAACAAATGAACGAAGAAAAATTAAAGATGATTCTCTTACTTCTTGAAGATATACCAAGAGACGAATGGAATCGATTAGTAAATGAAGTAAATAATCAATACAGTTACCAAGCTGACAAGGTAGGACTTGCCAGTGATAACTGTCAACAAATAGCAAATAACTATAAGCACTATGGATTTTAAGATGGATAAGGACTATCGTTATTCTTTTCACCTTTAACGTTAATGTCGAAATACAAAACATGATCTAAACTGACAACTCTATCTTTTGGATGAATGATGTGTAGAGTTTTGCTTTCAGCATCTTTTATATGTTCTTGTACTTTAATAACTTCACCATTAATTAAATGTAAATCTAAAGAAGTAACGATTTCTTTATCTAAATATTGAGTGAGCAATCTCTTATGTATACTTATCACCTCCTTAGGTTGATAACAACATTATACACGAAAGGTGGAACAACAAATGAACAAAAAATCAGAAGGGTTAGACATAATCATACCAAGGATTTTCAGAAGAGATCATGCGTCAGTAGAATCTTTAACAGAAAATGAACGTCGACTAAGAAAGGAAATATTAGGAAGTATTAAAAAAGGTGATTACAGCTACTTAGAAATAAACAAAGTTTTCTATGCATTAGATAGAGAACTTCAATACAGAGCGAATAATAACAAACTTTAACATTTATCGAAAGGAGTGATAGAGATGCCAAAAATCATAGTACCACCAACACCAGAAAACACATATAGAGGCGAAGAAAAATTTGTGAAAAAGTTATACGCAACACCTACACAAATCCATCAATTGTTTGGAGTATGTAGAAGTACAGTATACAACTGGTTGAAATATTACCGCAAAGATAATTTAGGTGTAGAAAATTTATACATTGATTATTCACCAACAGGCACTCTGATTAATATTTCTAAATTGGAAGAGTATTTGATCAGAAAGCATAAAAAATGGTATTAGGAGGATATTAAATGAGCGACACATATAAAAGCTACTTAATAGCAGTACTGTGCTTCACAGTCTTAGCGATTGTGCTTATGCCATTGCTGTACTTCACTACAGCATGGTCAATTGCGGGATTCGCAAGTATCGCAACATTCATATACTACAAAGAATACTTTTATGAAGAATAAAAAAACTGCTACTTGCGTCAACAAGTAACAGTGACAAACATTTATCAAAATATACAACTTAATTAAATCAAAATATACGGAGGTAGTCAACTATGGCTGAAAATATTAAAACTGAACAACATTATTACACTAAAGATTTCTCAGGATACAGAAATGAAGAAGATAACTTTGTAGCAAATCAAGAATTGACAGTAACAATCACATTGAACGAGTACAGAAAACTTATTGAAATAAAGGCTGTTAAAGATAAAGAAGAAGATACTTACAGAGGTAAGTATTTTGCGGAAGAAAGAAAAAACGAAAAATTGGAAAAAGAAAATATAAAACTAAAAAACAAAATTTATGAATTACAAAACGAAGAAGATAACGAGGAGGACGAAGAAGACAAGGAGGACGAGAACGATGTATTACAAAATTGGTGAGATAAAAAACAAAATTATAAGCTTTAACGGGTTTGAATTTAAAGTGTCTGTGATGAAGAGACATGACGGTATCAGTATACAAATCAAGGATATGAATAATGTTCCACTTAAATCGTTTCATGTCATAGATTTAAGCGAACTATATATTGCGACGGATGCAATGCGTGACGTTATAAACGAATGGATTGAAGAGAACACAGATGAACAGGACAGACTAATTAACTTAGTCATGAAATGGTAGGAGGATTTAATCAATGGCAATATTAGAAGATATTTTTGAAGAATTAAAACTATTAAATAACAATTTACGTGTGTTAAACACTGAACTATCAACAGTAGATTCATCAATTGTACAAGAGAAAGTTAAAGAAGCACCAATGCCAAAAGAAGAAACAGCTCAACTGGAATCAATTGAAGAAGTTAAGGAAACTTCTGCTGATTTAACTAAAGATTATGTTTTATCAGTAGGAAAAGAGTTCCTTAAAAAAGCAGATACTTCTGATAAGAAAGAATTTAGAAATAAACTTAACGAACTTGGTGCGGATAAGCTATCTACTATCAAAGAAGAGCATTATGAAAAAATTGTTGATTTTATGAATGCGAGAATAAATGCATGAAGCTAGATCACTCAAATAGAGCTCATGCAAAGCTTAGTGCAAGTGGAGCAAAACAATGGCTAAACTGCCCACCGAGTATTAAGGCAAGTGAAGGTATTGCAGATAAAAGTTCAGTTTTTGCTGAAGAAGGTACATTCGCTCATGAGTTAAGTGAGTTATATTTCAGTCTTAAATATGAAGGCCTAACACAGTTTGAGTTTAATAAAGCTTTTCAAAATTATAAGCGAAATCAATATTACAGTGAAGAGTTGCGCGAATATGTTGAAGAGTACGTAGCTAATGTAGAAGAAAAATATAACGAAGCTTTGAGTAGAGATGACGATGTAATAGCTTTATTTGAAACAAAATTGGATTTAGGTAAATACGTCCCTGAATCTTTTGGTACTGGTGATGTCATTATATTTTCAGGTGGTGTACTTGAAATTATTGACCTTAAATACGGTAAAGGCATTGAAGTTTCAGCTATAGATAATCCTCAACTTAGATTATATGGCTTGGGCGCATATGAACTGCTTAGTTTAATGTATGACATTCATACAGTTCGCATGACTATCATACAACCACGAATAGATAACTTTTCTACTGAAGAGTTACCAATATCAAGATTACTTCAATGGGGAACCGATTTTGTTAAACCATTAGCCAGACTTGCTTATAACGGTGAAGGTGAGTTTAAAGCAGGTAGTCATTGTAGATTCTGTAAGATAAAGCATTCATGTAGAACACGTGCAGAATACATGCAAAATGTGCCTCAAAAGCCACCACATTTGTTAAGTGATGAAGAGATTGCAGAACTTTTATATAAACTGCCTGATATCAAAAAATGGGCTGATGAAGTAGAACATTATGCGTTAGATCAAGCGAAAGAAAATGATAAAAACTATCCTGGGTGGAAGCTTGTAGAAGGTCGTTCACGAAGAATGATAACTGATACAAAAGCAATGCTTGAAAAGTTAGTTGAAGCGGGTTATAAACCTGAAGATATTACAGAAACCAAGTTACTTAGCATTACGAATTTAGAAAAATTAATTGGTAAAAAAGCATTTTCTAAAATTACAGAGGGCTTTATAGAAAAGCCGCAAGGTAAATTAACACTTGCTACCGAGTCGGATAAACGACCAGCTATAAAGCAATCTGCTGAAGATGATTTTGACAAACTATAAAAATTAAAAAGGACGGTATATAAACATGAAAGCAAAAGTATTAAATAAAACTAAAGTGATTACAGGAAAAGTAAGAGCATCATATGCACATATTTTTGAACCTCACAGTATGCAAGAAGGGCAAGAAGCAAAGTATTCAATCAGTTTAATCATTCCTAAATCAGATACAAGTACGATAAAAGCCATTGAACAAGCTATAGAAGCTGCTAAAGAAGAAGGAAAAGTTAGTAAATTTGGAGGCAAAGTTCCTGCAAATCTGAAACTCCCATTACGTGATGGAGATACTGAAAGAGAAGATGATGTAAATTATCAAGACGCTTATTTTATTAACGCATCAAGCAAACAAGCACCTGGTATTATTGACCAAAACAAAATTAGATTAACGGATTCTGGAACTGTTGTAAGTGGTGATTATATTAGAGCTTCAATTAATCTATTTCCTTTTAACACAAATGGTAATAAGGGCATTGCAGTTGGATTGAACAACATTCAACTTGTAGAAAAAGGCGAACCTCTTGGCGGTGCAAGTGCAGCAGAAGATGATTTCGATGAATTAGACACTGATGATGAGGATTTCTTATAAGTCAATAGGTGGGGTTTTAGCCCCACTTTAATTTTAAAGAAATTGAGGTGTCAAGAATTTGAGATTTATGAATATAGATATTGAAACATATAGCAGTAATGATATTTCGAAATGTGGTGCCTATAAATACACAGAAGCTGAAGATTTCGAAATTTTAATTATAGCTTATTCAATAGATGGTGGAGCGATTAGTGCGATTGACATGACTAAAGTAGATAATGAGCCTTTCCACGCTGATTTTGAGACGTTTAAAATTGCTCTTTTTGATCCTGCTGTAAAAAAGTATGCATTCAATGCTAATTTCGAAAGAACTTGTCTTGCTAAACATTTTAATAAACAGATGCCACCTGAAGAATGGATTTGCACAATGGTTAATTCAATGCGTATTGGCTTACCTGCTTCGCTTGATAAAGTTGGAGAAGTTTTAAGACTACAAAACCAAAAAGATAAAGCAGGTAAAAATTTAATTCGTTATTTCTCTATACCTTGTAAACCAACAAAAGTTAATGGAGGAAGAACAAGAAACTTGCCTGAACATGATCTTGAAAAATGGCAACAATTTATAGATTACTGTATTCGAGATGTAGAAGTAGAAATGACGATTGCTCATAAAATTAAAGACTTTCCAGTAACTGCAATTGAACAAGCATATTGGGTTTTTGACCAACATATAAACGACAGAGGTATTAAGCTTTCTAAATCATTGATGTTAGGAGCTAATGTGCTCGATAAGCAGAGTAAAGAAGAATTGCTTAATCAAGCTAAACATATAACAGGTTTAGAAAATCCTAATAGTCCTACACAATTATTGGCTTGGTTAAAGGATGACCAAGGATTAGATATACCTAATTTACAAAAGAAAACGGTTCAGGAGTACTTAAAAGAAGCAACAGGAAAAGCTAAAAAAATGCTAGAAATTAGATTGCAAATGTCTAAAACCAGTGTGAAAAAATACAACAAAATGCATGACATGATGTGCAGTGATGAACGGGTAAGAGGTCTGTTTCAATTTTACGGTGCCGGTACTGGAAGATGGGCAGGTAGAGGTGTACAACTTCAGAATTTAACAAAGCATTATATTTCAGATACTGAATTAGAAATAGCAAGAGATCTTATTAAAGAACAACGTTTTGACGATTTAGATTTATTACTCAATGTTCATCCTCAAGACTTATTAAGTCAATTAGTTAGGACGACATTTACTGCTGAAGAAGGTAATGAACTAGCAGTAAGTGATTTTTCTGCAATAGAGGCAAGAGTCATAGCATGGTATGCAAAAGAACAATGGCGTTTAGATGTGTTCAACACACACGGAAAGATATATGAAGCATCGGCTTCTCAAATGTTTAATGTCCCGGTAGAAAGCATAACTAAAGGCGACCCTCTCAGACAAAAGGGAAAAGTGTCCGAATTAGCTTTAGGTTATCAAGGTGGCGCTGGAGCTTTAAAAGCGATGGGTGCATTGGAAATGGGCATTGAAGAAAATGAATTACAAGGTTTAGTTGATAGTTGGCGTAACGCAAATCCTAACATAGTTAATTTTTGGAAGGCTTGCCAAGAGGCTGCAATTAATACTGTGAAATCCCGAAAGACGCATCATACGCATGGACTTAGATTTTATATGAAAAAAGGTTTTCTAATGATTGAACTGCCTAGTGGAAGAGCTTTAGCTTATCCAAAAGCTTCAGTTGGTGAAAATAGTTGGGGTAGTCAAGTTGTTGAATTTATGGGCTTAGATCTTAACCGTAAATGGTCAAAGTTAAAAACGTATGGTGGGAAGTTAGTCGAGAATATTGTTCAAGCAACTGCAAGGGATTTACTTGCGATTTCTATAGCTAGGCTTGAAGCATCAGGTTTTAAAATAGTTGGACATGTCCATGATGAAGTAATTGTAGAAATACCTAGAGGTTCAAATGGACTTAAGGAAATCGAAACTATCATGAATAAGCCTGTCGATTGGGCAAAAGGATTGAATTTGAATAGTGACGGATTTACTTCTCCGTTTTATATGAAGGATTAGGAGTGTGATTGAATGCAACATCAAGCTTATATCAATGCTTCTGTTGACACTAGAATTCCTACAGAAGTCGAAAGTGTTAATTACAATCAGATTGATAAAGAAAAAGAGAATTTGGCGGACTATTTATTTAATAATCCAGGTGAACTATTAAAATATAACGTTATAAATATCAAGGTTTTAGATTTAGAGGTGGAATGATGGCTAGAAGAAAAGTTATAAGAGTGCGTATCAAAGGAAAACTAATGACATTGAGAGAAGTTTCAGAAAAATATCATATATCTCCAGAACTTCTTAGATACAGATACAAACATAAAATGCGCGGCGATGAATTATTGTGTGGAAGAAAAGACTCAAAATCTAAAGATGAAGTTGAATATATGAAGAGTCAAATAAAAGATGAAGAAAAAGAGAGAGAAAAAATCAGAAAAAAAGCGATTTTGAACCTATACCAACGAAATGTGAGAGCGGAATATGAAGAAGAAAGAAAGAGAAGATTGAGACCATGGCTTTATGATGGAACGCCTCAAAAACATTCACGTGATCCGTACTGGTTCGATGTCACTTATAACCAAATGTTCAAGAAATGGAGTGAAGCATAATGAGCATAATCAGTAACAGAAAAGTAGATATGAATGAAACACAAGACAATGTTAAACAACCTGCGCATTACACATACGGCGACATTGAAATTATAGATTTCATCGAACAAGTTACGGCACAGTATCCACCACAATTAGCATTCGCAATAGGTAATGCAATCAAATACTTGTCTAGAGCACCGTTAAAGAATGGTCATGAGGATTTAGCAAAGGCGAAGTTTTACGTCGATAGAGTGTTTGACTTGTGGGAGGGGTAACGATGGCAACGCAAAAACAAGTTGATTACGTAATGTCATTACAGGAGCAACTGGAATTAGAAGACTGCGAAAAATATACAGACGAACAAGTTAAAGCAATGAGTCATAAAGAAGTTAGCAATGTGATTGAGAACTATAAGACAAGCATAAGGAATGAAGAACTATATTACGAATGCATGTCGTTTGGACTGCCTAATTGTTAAAAGGAGTGACGACCATGACAGATAGCGCACGTAAAGAACGCTTAAACCAATTTTTCGGCTCTAAGAGATATCTGTATCAGGATAACGAACGAGTGGCACATATCCATGTAGTAAATGGCACTTATTACTTTCACGGTCATATCGTGCCAGGTTGGCAAGGTGTGAAAAAGACATTTGATACAGCGGAAGAGCTTGAAACATATATAAAGCAAAGTGATTTGGAATATGAGGAACAGAAGCAACTAACTTTATTTTAAAAGGGCGGAAACAATGAAAATCAAAATTGAAAAAGAAATGAATTTACCTGAACTTATCCAATGGGCTTGGGATAACCCCAAGTTATCAGGTAATAAAAGATTCTATTCAAATGATGTTGAACGCAACTGTTGTGTGACTTTTGATGTTGATAGCATCTTATGTAATGTGACTGGATACGTATCAATTAACGATAAATTTACTGTTCAAGAGGAGATATAACAATGAAAATCAAAGTTAAAAAAGAAATGAGATTAGATGAATTAATTAAATGGGCGCGAGAAAATCCGGATCTATCACAAGGAAAAATATTTTTTTCAACAGGATTTAGTGATGGATTCGTTCGTTTTCATCCAAATACAAATAAGTGTTCGACGTCAAGTTTTATTCCAATTGATATCCCCTTCATAGTTGATATTGAAAAAGAAGTAACGGAAGAGACTAAGGTTGATAGGTTGATTGAATTATTCGAGATTCAAGAAGGAGACTATAACTCTACACTATATGAGAACACTAGTATAAAAGAATGTTTATATGGCAGATGTGTGCCTACCAAAGCATTCTACATCTTAAACGATGACCTAACTATGACGTTAATCTGGAAAGATGGGGAGTTGCTAGTATGATGTTGAAATTTAAAGCTTGGGATAAAGATAAAAAAGTTATGAGTATTATTGACGAAATCGATTTTAATAGTGGGTACATTTTGATTTCAACAGGTTATAAAAGTTTCAATGAAGTAAAACTATTACAATACACAGGATTTAAAGATGTGCACGGTGTGGAGATTTATGAAGGGGATATTGTTCAAGATTGTTATTCGAGAGAAGTAAGTTTTATCGAGTTTAAAGAAGGAGCCTTTTATATAACTTTTAGCAATGTAACTGAATTACTAAGTGAAAATGACGATATTATTGAAATTGTTGGAAATATTTTTGAAAATGAGATGCTATTGGAGGTTATGAGATGACGTTCACCTTATCAGATGAACAATATAAAAATCTTTGTACTAACTCTAACAAGTTATTAGATAAACTTCACAAAGCATTAAAAGATCGTGAAGAGTACAAGAAGCAACGATATGAGCTTATTGGGGTTATAGCGAAGTTACGAGATTGTAACAAAGAACTGGAGAAGAAAGCAAGCGCATGGGATAGGTATTGCAAGAGCGTTGAAAAAGATTTAATAAACGAATTCGGTAACGATGATGAAAGAGTTAAATTCGGAATGGAATTAAACAATAAAATTTTTATGGAGGATGACACAAATGAATAATCGCGAAAAAATCGAACAGTCCGTTATTAGTGCTAGTGCGTATAACGGTAATGACACAGAGGGATTACTAAAAGAGGTTGAAGACGTGTATAAGAAAGCGCAAGCGTTTGATGAAATACTTGAGGGTTTACCTAATGCTATGCAAGATGCACTCAAAGAAGATATTGAACTTGATGAAGCAGTAGGGATTATGACGGGTCAAGTTGTCTATAAATATGAGGAG